CATAGATAATTTATCTACCGGAAAATTAGAAAATTTGAATCCTAAGGCAACATTCATGTTTGCAGATTTAAGTAGCATCGACCAAACCATATTAATTAATTTATTAACCGGGGTAGATACAGTTTTTCATTGTGCAGCATTTCCTAGAGTTCAACCATCTATTCAAGATCCATTAACATCGAATAAAGCAAATGTAGATGTAACATTAAAAGTTTTGATGGCAGCACGAGATGCTAAAATACGAAGATTTGTATATAGTGCATCTAGTTCAGCATATGGCGATACGGATATTATTCCTACTAATGAAATGGTACCTACTAGTCCAATGAGTCCATATGGATTGCAAAAATTAATTGGCGAACAATATTGTACAATGTTTCATGCATTATATGGATTAGAAACTGTATCTTTAAGATACTTTAATGTATACGGAGATCGTATGGCAACCGAAGGAGCTTATTGTACGGTTATTGGAATATTTAGCAATCAACATGTACAAAATAAACCGTTAACTATAACTAATGATGGCGAACAGCGAAGAGATTTTACATATGTAGACGATGTTGTAAATGCTAATATATTAGCTATGAAATCAAATAATGTTGGAAAAGGTGAAGTCATCAATATTGGCAATGGTAGTAATTATTCAGTTAATGAGGTTGCTGATATGTTCGGTGGAGAAAAAGTTTATAATGAATCTAGATATGAACCTACAGTAACATTAGCTGATAATAGTAAAGCAAAAAAATTATTAAGTTGGGAACCGACGGGAAATTTAACTGCATGGTTGACAAATTATATTAAAGGTTTACAATAATGAAGATTTCGATAATTCAACCAAGTAGAAACAATTTAAAGTATCTTAAATGGTCATATGATGCTATTCGTAAAAATCAGGGAGAGCACGAAGTAGAAATTTGTGTTGCAGATGATTTTAGTGATAAAGACGGCACATGGGAATGGTGCGTTGAAATGATGGCAAAGGATCCACATTTCAAAGCAATTCGAAATGAGGGTCCTACTCGGTTAGGACATACAATATTATATGATCGATTAGTTAATGAAGTAGCATCCCATGATGTTTGTATGATATATCATGCTGATATGTATTTATGTCCTATTGCGTTAGATGAAATTGAACGTAATATAGGTCCTAAAAAAATCGTGTCACTTACAAGAATAGAACCACCGTTACATCCACCGGGGCCCGAAAAGGTGTTAATGGACTTTGGTATAGAACCAGAACAGTTTAATGAAAATGATTTTTTAGAATGGTTTTATAGAGAAGTTCCAAAACAGCATAATAAAAAATATACCATTGGCGTATTTGCACCATGGGCTTTTATGAAATCAGATTTTCAAGAGATAGGCGGCCACGATCCTTTATATGCTCCTCAATCAAAAGAAGATTCGGATATTTTTAATCGATTCCAATTAAATGGTGTTGAGTTTATTCAAACATGGGAAGGTTGCGTATATCATATGACCTGCAGAGGTAGTAGATTTAATCCAGAATTAACTACACCTGGTAAAAATAGTACAGAGTGGGAAATGCAAAATTTAAAATCTACTAGAAATTTTATTCGTAAATGGGGACATTTTTGCAAACATGATGCATTACTAAAACCAATCATTCCTAGTAAATATGGAATTGCATTTCGCGTAGAAAATTGTTCGTATGAATTATTACGTACATTAGAACCATGGTGTGATAGAATATATTCGGATGCAGATTGGATGAAATATATAACGTTGGAACAACCCAATACCAAATTTGATTTGCGAAATCGTTGCCATTCATTAACTGATACGGATCGATATGATTATGATGATATTATTATAGAAATAAACGGAAATCGTATTACGAATCAAGATTTTGATATCATACAAAATTTATCAGCAATTATACAAGATTCTGGCGATATTGGTACCTTTACATTGGGTAACTTAAAAATTACAATTATTTCTATGGAAACGTATGAAAAAGATTTAATTGTTTGTAAAAAATAATTCTCATTGGTTTGTTTGATTTGTTATATTTATATGAAAGTAACAATTAAACGGGAGATATAATGGGAGGATTTAAACAAATCTTTAAAGATTCGAATGATTACAATGAAAAAACTATTATTGGATTTATGTCATTTGCAGTTATGACACTTGCAATGGTTGTAGATTTAATAACAGGGTATTTTGGTAACGAATTAAAATTAAATGAATACATTTACAATTCATTTGTTATCGTAACATTAGGAAGTTTAGGAATTGCAGGTTTAGAAAAATTTGCAGGAAAAAAATCACATACTGAAAATAACGAAGAAATATAAAGGTTAACAATGTCTTATACAAGAGAACAAATTGAAGCTACCGTAAAAGCTAAAAGCTATGCTTGGTTTGAAGGTGCAAAGAATTATGATGTAAACATCGTAGGAGTTAGAAACTCTGCAACGGGTGATAAAGTTACTAACGTGTTTGATGATATCATGACAGTATCATATAAAGTTGATGGCGAATGGAAATTTCATTCATGGCCATGTACAACTGACCCGGGTAAGAAAGGTGTTCAGCAATATCACAATGCAAAAGGCGTTGCTCGATTAGTTGAAGGTCAATACAGAGGTTCACACGGAATTGGTTTGCATCAAGGTAAGTATGAAGCATTAAAACAATATAAATCAGTAAAAGTATTTCGCGATGCAGATCGCAACATGACATACGCTGAAAACAAAGTTGATGAAGGTGTTTTTGGAATCAACATTCACAAAGCGGGTGCAGATTCAACTTATGTTGAAAATTGGTCTGAAGGTTGTCAGGTATTTAAAAGAGTTAAAGATTTTGAAGAATTTATGACAATTTGTCGTAAAGCCAGAGACATCCATGGAAATTCTTTTACTTATACATTGATTGAATCTGCGGACATTAAATAATGAAAACAACTACGTTATCGGCAATAATATATTCGGCAAGTACATTAATGGCATTCATTTGTACATATTTCTTCAACTTGGCAATGACAAATTCAGATCAGTATTTGGCATTAGTTGCGGTAGTAATGACAGATGGCTTCTTTGGTGTAATTGCTGGTACTAAAAATGAAGGCTTCAAAACATTTAAAGCTCTTAAAGTTTTGAGAACATTGATAGTATGGATTATGTTTTTAACGGTATTGTTAGTTATTGAAAAAGGTTTTCCAGGTACGGGATGGTTGAGTGAAACCATTTTATTGCCATTCATAATATTTCAACTTGTTAGTGCATTAAAGAATGCATCGATGTTGGGATTGATTGAAGGAAAAGTTTTATTAGAAATTTTAGACAAAATTGATTTACATAAAGGTTTACGAAAAAAGGATTAAATATGAGTTTAGATACATCGAAAATTAAACAAGTTCCATTACCAGAGTCACAATATATTAAAGAAGCAACGCAAAAGAAACAAATCGTATTGCATCACACCGCGGGTAACTCTTCAGGGCCAGGCACAATTAAAATGTGGGCCAATGATGATAGAGGACGAATTGCAACTTGCGTTACTATATCTGGTAAAGGCGTATCGAAAGATACATATGACGGAGAAATTTGTCAAGCATTTTCATCTAAGCATTGGGGATATCATTTAGGACTTAAACAAGATATTTTTAAATCTAAAGGAGTTCCTTATAAGGCATTAGATAAAATTTCAATTGGAGTAGAAATTTGTAACTGGGGTGGATTAGACAAAGTTGGAGATAAATTTTACAATTATGTGGATCGAGAAATTCCTGCAGATCAAGTGACGGAATTAGAAACTCCATATAAAGGGCGTAAATATTATCATGCATATACAGATGCACAAATTGAATCTACTAGACAATTATTGTTACATTGGCGAGACACTTACGGCATTGATTTAGCATACCGAGAGGAAGATATGTGGTCGATATCGACACGAGCTTTGAAAGGAGAAGTGGGTGTATATACGCACAATTCATATCGAAAGGATAAAGCCGATATTTATCCTTGTCCTCGTATGATTGCAATGCTGAAAACATTGTAATGCGTGATGCAGTATCGGGCATATCATTAAAATCAAAGATAGCACTAGGAATTGCTGGTGCTATCATGTTTGTTTTCTTTATGGTACAAACTTGTGTTGTGTTAGGTTGGTGCCCACCTAATTATGAATTAGCTAAATTTGGTTATGGTTGCGTAATTGGATTTATGCCACCATTCTTTATTTTTGTTTCTGAGTTCCTATTACAAAAACGACGGATGATTGAGGAGATTAATAATCAAGTTGGCGAAGTACGCAAACAAAATACATATCTAGAACATGCAGCAAAGATACTTAGACACGATATGCATTCGGGTATTAATACTTATATTCCGAGAGGCGTATCATCTTTAGAACGCAGAGTACCTGATTCTGTAATCGCAGAATTAAAAATTGAAGCACCATTGAAAATGATAAAGGAAGGACTTGCTCATTCCCAAAAAGTTTATAAAGGTGTTTATGAATTTACTAATCTAGTAAAAAAAGATGCTGTATTAGATAGAGCCGATCACAATTTAAAAACTA